ATTGCACCTCTTGTTCGAGGGTCATAGGCGCTCTGCCCTGGCTGGCGTTGACTTCTCGAACCGCTTGCACGGTGTCGAATAGCAGTTTCCGGTGGTTGAACGCGGTCATCGCGGCGGGGTCGAATTGGCCTGCGCGGTCCAAGTCTCTTCCGCTGCCCTCACCGAATACGTCTTTCCAGTCACCGAGACTCTGAACGGCCTCATCGAACTGAATCTCTTCGTTCTGCTCTTGCTGAAGGGCGAGCGATTCGTCGCGCCGCTTCAGTTCGGCCCGAAGGGATTCCAGCTCTTTCTGTTGACTCGCTTGACTCGCGCCAACGGATTGGTAGTGCTCGTTCATCTGACGAAGCACGTCCTGCAAGTCCTCGTCCACGCCCTCCAATTCGGGCAACTGGAACGGTTGGACTTCCGTAGGCTCCGCTGGAGCTTCCTGCGCGGGTTCGGCGGGACTGGATTCCGTGCGCCGATACAACCCTTGCGCCGAAGACTGGGCGGGTTGAGCGGTCAACTGTCGGCCTAGCAACTTGACGGCGCTAAACAAGGATTCCGGGGTTTGGAATCCGGCCGATTGCGCCGCAGAGGCATCGGTGAATCCCGCCATTTGCAGCAATTGCGGCGGGAACTCAGGGGTTTCCGGTTCTTGCTCGGGAATTGGCTCCGAGACGGTCTCGCCTGCGTCCTGAACCGGTTCGGACGTGGCGGTGTTCTCCGGCGCTTCGCCGGGTTCCTCTTTCGAGGGTATTTCGTTCACGATATCGGATTCCAGCGTCGCGCTCGCCGGCTCCGACTGTTTTCCCTTCTCTCCGCCCAATCCCATGGGCGTGCCGTCGTCATTCTGGTTCGCGCCGTCTGGTCCGTCCGCGAAGTTGTCCAGAATCTCGTCGTCGCTTCCAGAGAAATCCTGGGCGTTCAGGGAAGTAGGGGATTCAGTACTCATCGTTCAGCCTCACAAAAAAAGAACGGGATAGCCATGCGCTGACGCACAACCATCCCGTTAGAGGCTGTCGACGATGAACGGGAATTCGACGCTTCCGGGGATCAAATCCAGAAGCTGCCTGTCCGTTCAGGCTGTGCGTGAGGGCACAGCCATCCCTGATGTCAAGTGGTTACTCAGTATCCTCTGCGTAAAACAAAATCTTGTCCGTGCAACATTGCAAGTGCGTGCGTAGCGGCGAGTCCAGGAATTCGCGCTTGCGGTCCACTGGCACTAACGCACAAAACAACCGTTCTCCGCTGTAGAACCTTGCATCAACAAAGCTATGCTGATCTGTTAGCAGCAGTGTCCTTGTTCCTTGGTTCTCTTTCTTGGCGTTCTCCTCAGCCATCAACGTGCCCATCATGCACGCCTTTGCATTGGCGACATTGCACGCCGCCTGCGAGAACTTCAAGGCGTCATTCGCCTCATTGGCTTTTTCCGCCTTCTCAATCAACGCCTTCACGGCATTGGCTACATCGATAATCCACATTGGGTTTTACCTCCAATAGAAAGGAAAGAAACACTGGGCGAATTCCAAGATGGTGGCCCACGTTGTGTCCAGAAATGGTGCTGCCTTACAGGTTGCGTTCACGCCATGGAACCCTCCGATATTACCGATACTTCGACATGACCATGCGCACTTCCTCCCCCCAGATTTCATCGTCTGTTGCTTGACATTGCTCGGCGAATCGCTTCATATGCTCGCGGCGTCTGAGTCGAATCGCCTCGGCAATCTCTTGCTTCTCGGCGTCCGTCATCCCGTGTTCTCCGCCTTTCTGCCTGGAAGCCATCTCCAGTCCTCATCAGCTCTCATCACGATCGGCTCTCCAGTAAATGGAGAATACAGCCCTTGAATACTGACCTGTCCTGGCTGTAACGACACCAGCATCGCTTCCTCAAGTGACTGAACTAACGTCTCGTCGTCCATTGACGCCGCCAGGTCAACCGTTAGCGTAACGAATCCACACTCGTACAGTCCTCTGCTATCACTTACGCGACCGTCAATCCAAATCTCAATCCATCTCGTATCGCATCTATCTGCCTGAATCGTGATGTCATACCGAGCGCTCCCCTTGTCTGCGTATCTCAGATTTCGATATGTGGCGTGATTTGCCCTCCATCCGTTTCTGGATCGAGCCTTCACCAACTGCTCTATGCGACGCATTTCCCGAATGCACGCGTCTGCCGGCGTGAGCACTCTCGTTCGCTGGCTCGACAAGAGCTTGTCGCCATCTTGCCCGTTCACGTTCCGCCATGGCAGAAACACGGACACGCACGCACCTATCGCCGCTTTCAGCATGGATCGTCGGTTCATCCCGTATTCTCCGCTGTCGGTCGAATATCGTACTTGTCCAATACGTCCGCCGCGACGTGCGCAGGAACTTCCTCGGGCATGGACTCCAATTCCTTGATCGCCCTTCGCACCCTTCCGCGTCCCTCTTGAATCTCGTCGTTGCGTCTCCGGCCGCTGTTCTGGAACCGCCCGAATTCGTCCGTGTGCCCGAATCCGTCCCTGCCGGTTTTCATCCCCAATGCCGTGGCCAAAGCGGAGTGCTGCTTCGTGCTCGTAATCTCAGGGCGTCCCTCCCGGTCGAAGTCAACGAATAAACCCTGTCTCCGTAGTTGCTCCTGGACTTCGGGGACTTCACTCGGATCAACCGCCATGGAGGTTGATTTGTACGGAAACATCGAATGACCGACCACTGCGCTGGGGCGCTCCACCTCGACGACTTTCTCTCCGTCGTGGCGCAAGTATTTCGCCCCGGACTTTCCCGTCCGTGTGTGGCCGATGTTGGCTTGAATAGCCGTCATCGCCTTTCGCATTTCGTCGGTGATTCCGCTCATGACTCTCCGTTACCCTGTGACAACATCATCTCCAGCGCCTGCTGGCCCGGCCCTTCCGTCGGCCCTCCTCCGCTGGAAACATTCCTTCGGATGTACTCGTGAGGCATTCCCGTGTTCGCGCTGGGCATTCGGTCCATCGGGGCGGCCGTAATCGGCTCACCCGACGAACGAATCAACTCGGACAGCTCCGTCAACCCGGTATACCGAGTCACCAAGCGCCACATCGCTTCGGTGTCCAATTCGTCCCCGACTTGCGCAAAGAGCATCTTGGCTTGTGCTATCTGCATCGCCCGGGGAATCAGGTCCATGATCATCCGAAGCCTGTGAGCCGGAGTCCGGTTGTGAATGCTGAACGGGTCCACCTCGAACTCGAACTCGAAGAACTCCCGCGTTCTCCTGTCCGGTCCCCACTCGACGGGAATTTCCCAATCCGTCCCTTCCAGGCGTTTGACGAACTTTCTGGTTCCATTCGGGTCGCTGTAGGTGTACCACGCCAGATCCGTTACGACTCTCTGGAGGAATCCGGTGAACTTGTCTGACAATTCGTCTATGAGGCTGTTCGCCCCGGCGACTTCCATCTCTTGTTGCGCGGCCGTTTCCGCGCTGCTCGACAATCCTCCAATCGCGTCGATGTTTCCAGCCAGCCAGGAGTACAGGCTAATCAACCCTTGAGTGAAGGCGTAGGACTGCTGGTCGATTCCACCAGAACGAATCTCGGCTGTGTTCTTCGGGTCTTGCAGGATGATTACCTCTCCATCCTTGCAGTCCTGAATCGTGTTGTCGTCTCCTGAGTTTTGCGCGGAAGGGGTAACTGCTTGGTTCGTCTTCTGCCTGTCGAGCTGGTCTCCCAGCTTCCGAATGGCTCGATTCAACAGTTTCGCAAGGCTCTCCAAATGCCCGCCCGGAGAGACGGGCATGATGTTTCCTGGAATGGGGTCGAAACACAACAAGTGATAGGGGCCGTTTTCCGGTCCTTCCCACTTGACTACCCGGAGAGGTTGCCCTTTCCCATCCGGAATCGTAATCAACAACCCTTCACGCGGGAGCCAGATATCCCAGACGGTGACGTACTGTCTCAAGTCGTCCCGGAATACCGAATCCTGCACGCCCATCCGTTGGACGCTTTCCTCTCCAGGACTTTGCCGCAGGTCTTCGTCCTGACGGGATTCCTTCGTGTCCAACGTGGCTACCGCTTCCTGGTTCCACATTGGGTTGTTCAACAGATCGTCAAGAGGAAGACGGTATCTATCTCCACACCAGTCAATCTCTTCCCAGCGCTTTGCATTCGTGTCGTAAGCGAAATTCTCCAACAACACTGGATCGCAGAACGGTTGTTCCGCGTCGTGAAGGAACCCCAGAGATTCGTTCATCCCCTTGGAGGTGACGGCAATCTTGACGATTCCCACACTCTCCAATCCCTGGTGGACGACTTCCTTCAAGGAATCTTTCAGGTTGATTTCCCGGAACAGTTGTTCGCACGCCAGGGACAATTCGTACGCTTCGGACCGCGCCTTGGGGGACCGGGCCCTTACGTTCACCCGGGGATCTCCGCTAATCAGTCTCCTCTGGTAGATCCTCAGCGCAAGGTTGTAGACGTTCAGGGGCGTGTCTACTTCCTCTTCGTTGGTTCCGTACCCATGTCCCGAATAGAGCGCCTGACGTTCCTTGTTCTGCTTCCGGAAGTCCTCCATCTCCTTTTCGGCCATGGCAATCTGGTCGTGGAGACGCTTGACGAATTCCTGCGTCAGTGGCCCTTTCTCCGGTTGCGCAACGGGCTCGCCGAGGCGTTCCGGTAGCGGAAGCCCCATTCCTACGGCGGCAGGCACGCCGCCTCCAAGGATTGGGTACGTGGCAACCATCAATTGGCGTCCCTTCGGCGAGGCTCGTACATCGAGCCCATCTGCGTGGAATGCTGTTCGTCGAGGGTTTCTTCGTCCAAGGGGGAGTCAAGTGGTTCAGGGACGAGCATGTCGTTCTCGTCCCAAACCATCGCCTCCATTTCATCCCTGACGAGATCGTCGTTCGAGCTGGCATCCCTCGCAGCCTCTCGGACGCGGCGGGGTGCGCTCATGTTACGACTCCTTGGGAATCGAGCCCGAAACACCCGCTGACGACGCGCTGCCGTGTCCAAAGTTCTTCGGCGGCTCGCTCCCGGCGTCCTTCGGCGCGCCCTGTTCGGGCTCCACGGAAGCGAGTTTCTTCTCGACGGCCTTTCCGGCTTGGTTCTTCATCGAATCGGTCTCCCTAATTGGAACACAGCCCCTATTCCTACCTTGAGAATGCAGATTTTCCGTACGCCGTCTACGGATTTTTCCGGACTTGTTCCCAGAAGAGGGGGAATAGGAAAGAGAGGTGCAGTCACCAAAGTGTCAAATGACACTCCGGTTTGGCCCGGCGAGTCGGTAGGAAAAGCAAAGGCCCAAATGGTACTTTGCTCTAGTCAAATGCCTAGAAAACAAGGGGTTTCAATATCAACTCATTTGCGTCCGAATCCGATGCACACCCATGCTTGGCCAATATGCACGGCGCTGTATGGACTGATTTCCAAACCCCATTTCCCTGTCCAAGCGTCTCTCCAACAGACGTTGATTCCGAATAATCTTATGTGCGAACGGTTAATCGTGAACAACCATTTCATTTGGTTTTCCTCTCCATGAAATCACCACATCCGTCATTCGGAAACACTACTGGAAACTTGCGCATGCCTTCTGGGGAAGGTGAATGACGCCTGCACTCACCACACCCGCCATTGTTCAATGTTCTCTGATCGCAAGGATCTGGCGTTACCGGTTCTCCATGTTTCCACCAGGAATAGAAGCAATTTTCGCACATTCCAGGATGGTCAACCACCAGCGTTTTTCCTACCGATTCACTAGACATGGCCACCTCCTCGAAGGCATTAGCGAATATGAAATCGGGAATCGTCACTGTATACCCGTGCAATCGCTCGTCCATGCAGGACAATTCATACCAGTAGGCACGTCCAGGAAGCGAGTCACGTATACGTTTTACTTGACATGTCACTGAATGATCGTCCTTCAAGCGATATTCAGTGTCGCTCGTCACGTCTTTCCATTTTGGCAATTCTGTCTCGTCCATCGTCTCTCCTTTACCAATTCGATTTCCGCTTCATCGCCCCACGCTCTTTCAGGTACTGCGCCCTCCTCCAAGCGGCTGAATTCTTGGGAACTTCGTCTTCCCGGACGTTCATCACGTTGATGTTCTTGCGTTTCTGTAATCCGCTGTACTGATCCCCGAACGTCAAGGATACGTGCCAAGATAGTGCATCAGCGACGACACGGTCGCCATGCGCCGCCCCGGCGCCGCTGGCGTCCTTCTTGTTCTTCTCCGCCACGTGGAATGGTTCGCCGTCCTGTCCGCGTTCATATTGGCGCAGTTCCTCGATCGCGTCTTTGTCGGGGTTGTCGAAATTTCCCTCTAGAAGGGCTTGACGGTAGGGGCCTAACAGAGCGCTCTTGGGTTGCGTCCAGTATCCCGGTTTGCCGGTGTCCCGGTCATGAAGCATCGCATCCTTGGGTTTCCTTCGGTAATAGTTGTGGAAATTACTGCGCTCGACTTGCACCTGGAATTCCTTCCCACCAGGCCCGTTCGCCTCCCAAGCCAAGAAAGCAGGATCGCTCTTGTAGTCCACGAACCATCTGCACAGGGCTATTGCCAAATTGGCCAATTCGTACGGAAGAATCGCGGGAGAAGCAAACGCCAGAACCTTTCTTCCGGTTCGCCTGTTCCGAACCGTAATGGCTGAATTGCTGCTCCCGTCCCCTCCACCGCCGGCGGCGATGTCACAAGCCAAGACATACTCGCCCATCGGAGGTCTGCGCCTGAGGTCCAATTCCTCCCACAGCTTGAATCTCCCGTCAGGAGCATCGCTCCAGCTTCCCGTGAGGGTTTCCACGTCGACGAAGAATTCCCCCAACACCCGGGGAGGCACGCACTGATTCAGAAGCCGGTTCACCAGCGCGTCGGCAAAGTACCTTGAGACAGATGACCCGAAGTTCATATCGTACTCTTGCGCCATCAAGATCGAGTCGGCGCCCTGCCGGAGGCTTTCTTCGTCGTACCACTCCGAGCGGAATTGGTCCGAGGTGAGATCGTAACCTCTCTCATTCAGTCGCGTCTTGAGGCGTTCCCAATACTCATGATTCAGGTATTTCTCGGGAAGCGGCCCGTACTTCGCTTCATCCACGGGGACGGGTTTCCCCTTGACGATTCGGTACAAACCGCGATTCTGGGTTGGGTTGTCCCACCACGCCAGCGTGAGGAGCGGTTCGTCAATTGTCTTGTCGTGGACGATCCCTGCAAATACGCCGGCCATTCCGAATGGGGTTGACAGACACCCGCGGCATCGAGTGACCGGCTGGGTGGAGGCCATGGCGGCTTCATCTTGAGGGCGAGGATGCTTTGCGTGTTCGTCCATGAAGAACACCAAAGCCCGCCCACCCGTGGCCACGTTGGGAGTACAGGCGAAGAACGCGATAACCGTTTCACCATCAGTTCGGGTGAATGTGTGCTCGGTTTTGTTGCGGTTCCAGTCCTTTCGCTTCTTCCCCACCATCCATTCGGGCAGTCTGTCCAGCAGCCAGTCCAGCTTGGCGCCTATACTGTTCATGTCGCCCGGTTTATCCGCAGCGTCCATGTCCTTGCTGACGAAGTTGATTA